CGGCGCCCGCAGTCTTGTCGCGGATCACGTTGCGGTGCTTCTGCAGCACGACGTTGTTGTGCAGGCCCATGGCACCCGTGAAGATCGGGTTCTTGGAGCCTTGGGCAGCAGCTGCAGCCTTCTGGATGTCCAGCCACTTGCCTTCACCCGCTTCGGAGCGCAGACGGTCTGCCTGCCAGGTGTGCATCAGGGCGATGTAGTGCTCACCGCCATCGATACGCACGGGCACCATCGACAGCTCGTCGGTGCCGTCGCCGCCCATGGTTTCAGCCTTGGACACAGCCTTGTCGATCAAGCGCAGGCTGAACCCGTCAGCAGTGGTGAGGGATGCCAGGCTGGTGGCCGAGCCGCCATACATCTGGTGCATGGAATCGGGAGCGGTCAGCGGGTTGACATCGAACATCTTGGAGTTCGATTTCCACACGAAACCTTCACCCGAGCCCAGCGTGCCCGAAGCGTAGATGAACAGCAGTTCGTCCATCAGACGTGCCCACCAGTCGGCGCTGGCCTGCTTCGCATCGGCGCGCAGATCGCGCAAGGTGCGCTTTTTGGTCATGCGCGAACCGAGGTTCACGCCACCGCGCACCTGGTCGATGCGCAGACGGTCGGTGTAGTAGCGCAGAGGGGCTTCGTTGCCGTCCAGCGTGTCATCGGCGATGACGGGTTCCATGTTGATCGGCATCAGCAGATCAACCATCACCTCGTCACCAGCACCCGACTGCAGGTCGTCGATGCGCTGCACCGGGGTGCGGGACTTCTTGCCCTCACCGATGTAGCGCTGTGCCCAGTAGCTGGTCTTGTTGATGGCCACGGCCATCAGCGTCGACCACTTTTTTACTGCTTGGGGGTCGTTGACCCCGACTAGAGTACGCATAGAAACGCTCCCCCAAATGGGATAAAAGCGCCTCTTGCGCGAACAATGAAAAGTTGTAGCAGTTAACCTAAGAGGACTTTTTCCGTTGTCAAGTCCTTTTTAGGTTTCGGCGTATCGATCACCACCTCAGGTGGCAGTTCAAGCATCAGGCTGACCCGCCGGCCTGGAACCTGGATGGCCTCCAAGCGAATGCGTCCGTTGTCCAATGTGATGCTGTCGCCCGGCTTCAGGGTGCGAACCAGTCTGGTCTTGAAATGTGAGGTCATTGGTTGGCCCAGCGCTCCTGTTGCTCGGGGGTCATGCGCGCTACGGCGCGTTCTTGGTCGGCGATTTCCATGCCTTCGAGGTGAGCGAATTCATCGTCGCCCACCTTGGCTTCTGCAGCTGCAGGCACGTTGGCCAGGGATGGAGGGATCTTCGAGCGGTCGTCCACCTTGGGTCGAGGCTTTTGCGCCGGCGCTGCTGGCTTGCCGCTGGGCAGCGTGACAGTCTTGCCGTGACGGGCCTGCATCAGCACCATGGCATCCTTGAGCCCAGCCTTGCTGGCCGCGATGTTGCCCGGTGCGTCGGTCAGGCCGCGCTCAACTGCGTCCTGGGCGCACAGCGCGACCATGCGCTCGAATTCCACCTTCAGATCACCCTGGCTGATGTCCAGGCCTGCTGCCTTGGCCGCCTTCTGGTACTGGGCCAGCTCGCTGTCGTACTCAGCGGTCATGCGCTCAAACGAAATCTGGCTGCGTGTCTGGTCAACCGCTTCGGCGCGCACCAGGGCGTCCAGCTTGTCCTGGATGCCGTTCTCGATGCTCTCGAATTCCTCGGGCTCCATCAGGCCATCGAACACCTTGCGCTGCGCTTCCGCGCGCTCCTTGCGCAGCTGGGCACGCTGGTCCTTGATGTCATCAGGGGCGAGCGTCTTGGGCACGCTGGCGGGTGCAGGCTGCTCATGCTCCTGCAGTTCCTGCTCTTGCTCCTGCTCATTGGTATTGGCCGTGCCGTTGCCGGCGTCAGCAGCAGCAGCGGCAGCGCCGCCGGCAGCAGCTTCAACCTGGTTCTGGTCTTCGTCGCCAGAGCCATCGTCATCGTTGTCGTTGACCTGGTTGTCGTCGGCACCGCCGTCGTCTGCCAGAAGCGCCTCGCGCTCTGCTTCGCTCAGGCCCTCCAGGTCATCTTCGGTGAGGCCGTGCAGATCGGGATCGTTGGATTTTTCAATGGTCATGGTGAACTCCTATCAGGGTTGGGTGGGTGGAATGGTGGGTAGCTGGGCCGCCTCGGGCACCTGGGGCGCGCCCTGGTCTGTCAGGCCTCCAGCCGAAGCAATCTCGTCAGCGGCTTCAGCCAGGCCGCCGGGCTCATAAGCGTTGGCGATGCGCTCAGCGGTATCCGTCGCCACATTCATCGTGGACACGTTTTTGTGGATGGAATCGGCCAGCTTGAGCTTGGTGTCGGCATCGAGCTTGTCGATTTCCTTGTGCAGCTTGGCCAGCATCGCCTCGGCCGTCTCGTCCTGGATCTGCTGCTGCTTCTGCTGCGCTTGAGCGGCGGCCAGCTGGGCCTGCTCTTCCTCGGGTGTCATCGGCTTGGATGGATCGCGCTGGCCATTGATCTTCCGGATGCGGGCGATCCACTCGTCCTTGTCCTTGATGTCGACCGACTGCACCACCAGGTCCAGCACATTCATCACCACCTGAGGTGCAAAGGTTGCGATCTTGCCCAGCAGGTCGAAAATCTGCTCCATAGCTGCCTGGGCCAGGCTGCTGCGGTAGTCCTGCGTGTCGACCACAAAATCAGCCTCGCGGGCCGTCACATCGTTGAGGATGCGGCCGGTAGCCGGGTCGAATTTGTTGATCTCCAGCCATTCGATCGGGCGACTTTCACCGGTGATGCGGATGACCTTTTCAGCGGTATAGAACTGCTCGATGTGGCTCAGGCGCAGGCGGCCGGCCTGCTTGATGGCCAGCAGCAGGTTGTCGAACAGCTCCGAAGTGGTCAGCGAGCCCTGGTCCTGCTTTGCCAAGATGGCACGGCCGCTGCTGGCATTGGTGTCCCGGCCCAGGTTTTCGTTGGTGACGCCGCCCACATCCCGCAGCATCTGCGAATTGCGGTCGGCCATCATCAGGTTTGAAGCCAGATCCGTCTGGTTCTTGTCAAAAGTCAGCTCTTTGGTAGGCCGCTTGACGATGACGCCATTAGGCAAGGCTGCTTCACGGCGCACATCTTCGATGTCGTCTACTGCACCCTCATCCATGATGATGCGGTTATTGGACAATGCCCACTGCGCCTTGCTGTGGCGCTTGTTCAGATCGTCCTGGATGTCGCGCATACCGCGCCACACGCCGTAGGGTGAACCATCACGCGCCCGGCGATAGCCCCACACTGGGATAAGCGTGAATCGCTGATGACGGAACGGACTGGACAGGTCCAGGCACGGCGCCGCGCGGGTGGCGAGCATGAGGCGCATGCGCATTTTGACCGTCTCATACACGTTGGCCTGGTCGACCATCTCTTTATGGCGTGGGTCGATAGAGGGGTTGACCACCTGGCCGGCAAACTCGCCATCGGCAAAGACCTTGACAGTCTCGGGCACCTTGTAGGCCACCTCGATCAGCTCCACGGACTGGCGTGGTGCATTCAGCCGGAACGACTCGCTCACACCTGGGAAGATGCTGTGCTCCATCCCGTAGTCGCGGCCCCACTCCGTCTCTGTGGAGTTGGTCAGGCGCTCACCCATGTACCAGGGCTCGTCCTGAGTATCGTCCAGGTTCTGGCCAGCCATGGCGATCAGGTGCTTGCGGCTGTTGGGCAGCAGCGCGCAGGCGTAGTCCAGATCCAGCACGCGCCGGCGGAACAGATACCGGGCATCGGTGTTGTAGTCGACATTGCGGCTGTGGCTGTCGCGCAGCACGTTGCGCCAGTCCTCGGAGCCCGAGTAGATGATTTCTTGCTCTGGATCCGGGTTCAGGTTTTCCTCGATCCAGCTCAGCCCGCCGATGGCAGCCTGCTTGAAGGCTCGGGAGCGGTGCCAAACGGTCAAATTCACGTCATCGGTGTACTTGATGAGCTTGGTCTTGACCTCGGCCATGGCCTCGTCGTTCTGCTCACGCGGAAGCACCTTGTAGTCCTTGCGCATGCGCTTCTCGGTGCCCGCGATCCACTCCAGCGACTGGCGGCCCTGGTTGTAGACCAACGGCGCCTGGCCGCGCTCCAGCAGCACCTGGGCATCTTCGGCGCGCCATTGCAGGTGGTCGTGGTAGTCCTCATCGATGGACATCTGCTGACGTTCACCGGCCTGGCGCTGCGACTCATAGTCCATCAACTGCATCAGGCGCTGGTGACGGCCGGCGGCCTGGGAGTGCTCACCGGTGTCCGCCACGCCGCCTTCGTTGTCTTCGACCTCGGAGGCCTCCAGGTCCTTGATGACCTCGCGGCGCTGCTTGTCGTCTTCGTCGTTTACTTCAAACATCAGATGACCTCCGAATGCAGTTCTTGCCCGTGAGCCTTGACGGCCAGCTCCACGCCGATCAGGCGGCGCTTGGTGGCCAATGCTGCTGGCTGGTCCGTGGGCATCATGATGAGATCCGGCAGGCCTTCCACGATGATGTCGATGATGCGGTGGATGGTCGACCGGTCGTGCGCCGTGTAGCCCATGGCCTCGGCCGCCTCGAAGGCCTTGCGCAGCAGGTGCTCGGTCGCCTTGCCTTCCGATGTGACATACAGGTAGGCCAGGCGCTGGGGGATGCAGTAGGCACCGGTATCCATGCGGCGGTGGGCCGGGAACAGGCACATGCATGGCTCGGGCTCGCGCGGGGCCGACTCGTCGCCCAGCTTGTAGAGCTCGACCCACTGGTAGGAGCACACCACGTCGCGGATGGTGCGCTGCCGCCAGCAACGCTCGCCGCCCAGCTCAACAAACGGGGTGCCGGAAGGGGAAAGGAGGCTGACGGCGCTCATGCTTCGCGGCTCCCGAGACCCTTTGGGCCGTTGATGCAGTGCTCCAGCATTGCCTTGGCCTGCGCAAAATTCAGCAGATTGGTGCCGGTGGGTTTGACACTCGGGCGGCGGTCAATGTAGATACCTCCATCGGGCCCAAAGTCATCCGGCAAGGTCCAGGACAAGAAGCGGCTCACCATTTCAGCGGTGATGACAAGCTGACCAACTTGATGTGCGATACCTTGGGTGTGCACGCTCTCCGCTTTCGGCGCTGCAAGGCCGCCGGACACGGTCACACCAGCGCCGCTCATGTGGTGCGCCAAGCCCTCGTCCATCTTCTGGTGGACGTGCTTGCTCAGGGAATTGAGCATCGATGCTTCAGCGGCACATGCGGAAGTTTTCGGATGCAGCGTATCCAGCAAAGCCTTGATGCCATCCGCAAGGGCACCCGCCTTGGCAGGTTGGCTCGCCAGTTCTGCAGCAGCTCCGTGCACAAGGGATTGCTCCAGGATTTCACGCTGTGAGGGTTGGCGGTACGTTCCCGCAGAGATTAGGACTTCCGTTTCTTTGCCGTCCACCTTCTCACAGGCAGCCTCGACATTTCCCAGAATGCTATCCGGAGCGCCTCCTTTACTCTTGACAACACCAGCTTTAGGGCAGGTATTAGCCTCCGAATATCCAACATGGACCTCAACCGATCCGTGGTCGTAGCTATGGCTGAGCAACGTACCAGCGGAAGCTGTTCCCACTTTGACATCAACACGGTTCGCTGCTTCAAGCAGGGCTTGGCCGACATATGTATGCAACTGCTCTGAATCACGCTCAGCATTGACTGTCACTGACAGCGTGACAACCAGCCGGCGCGCAATGCGAGACTCTGGGAGGGAAAAAGTGGACTTGCTCATGCTGTTCTCCAGGAGGTAGAGCGCGGCGGCTTGCTCGCGCGGGGTTTCACGCGGGCCAGATCCAGCCCGGTCTTTACGAGGTAGCGCGTGGCGTCCATAAGGTGGTCGTTGCTCTTTACGACTCGGCCCTGTTCGTCACGGCGGTAGATGCGGTATTCGTTGAACCAGTCCAGGCAGGACTTGAAGACCTTCAGGCGGCCGGTAGAGAGGCGCTCCCACACGTCGTAGATGCCGCTCTCGACCCCGTTGTCTGCTGGGTGGATGTCAAGGCCCAGGTCGGTGTAGACCACCATCAGCTGCTCGCCATCCTTCTGGCTCCGGCCACGGGCGGCCGGGTCGATGGCTCCCGGGATCCACTCGCCGCGCGCCTTGATGCCCGTCGCATGGATGGATGGCTCGGCCTGGCCGCGATAGTGCTGCGAGTAGAGGTAGACGATGTCGTTTTCGCGGTCGAAGGCGCCCCAAATGGCTGCTGTCCGGTTCCAGCCCACGTCCAGGCCGTAGGACCGTGGCCAAAAGTCTGGGATCTGGAAGTCATCGACCTTGATGTCGTCCTCGTCCACTGGGTAGATGGCACCGGCGCCCAGCGCTGGCACACCCTTGGTACGCGCTTGGCGCTGGTATGGCTGCAGCTTAGACAGCAGCTTGGCCTTGGCCTGCTCGGACAGATGAGGCACGTCATCCCAGCCGCAGCGCACGATGAGGCGGTCAGCAGCTGCGCGGCGCTTGAGGCCGTCCGGGTCCTCCTCCTCCGTGAAGGCTTCCACGGGCTTGATGAGGTCCTGCACCAGGGGTGTGAGGCCGTTGAGCGGGGTGAATGTCAGGATGCTGATGCCGTCGCGGGTCATCAGGCGCACCAGGCCTTCTTCATACACGTCGGCGGGACACTCTTCGTCAGCCCAGAAGCCGTCCAGCTCGAAGCCCTGGAAGATTTCCCGGCCCTGCACGTAGCTGCGCAGCCAAAGCTCAGACTCGCCGCCGGACTTGTGGCGCACGATGATCTTCTCCACCGCGCCCTTGACGTGCGAGCGCGGCACCACGCCCACGATTGCATCCCCAGGAATGAGGCCGGTGCCGTATTTCTCAGGCTTGTCCGTGGTCGAGCCCAGCATCTTGAGCTGGATGATGTCCCGGGTGGTTTCGTGCGTGTCACCGCTGGCCAGCCAGCGACAGGCCTTGTCAAAGCGGTGGCCCTCCCACCAATCCGGATACTCGCCAGTGAGGTGGTAGGCAATCTCGGTGCCGGCCGCCACAGTCTTGCCCACCCGGTTGCCCGCCATGAAAACGCGTTCGGAGGCGCGGGCAATCTCTGTCAGCTCGCCAGGTGGTGTGCCTGGTGCACGCGACTGGAAGAACTCCTGGTGCTTGGGATACAGCTCGCGGCGCAGAGGCCCCTCGTCGGGGAACATGGTTTGCAGCAGGCGAGTATTCTGGCGGCGCTCCAGCTCGAGCAGCAGGCTCTCCAGCTCCAGGCGCTGCTGCGAAGAGAGCGCTGCCAGGTCAAACTGATCGCTCGCGCTCACTGGGCGCCCTCCGCCTTGGGCACGATGCCAGGCAGGTTCACGCCAAAGCGCTGCAGGCGCTCGAGCAGCTGGTCGTCGCTGAGCTTGGTAGGCGTGCCCACTTCACCGGACAGTTCCAGCTTGTCACCGTAGACACGGGGCTTGAGCTTGGATGCCACCCACTTGCGAGCATCGACACGCAGCTTGTTGCGCGCCACGGCCACAGCATCAAACACCACCTCTGTCTCGCCCTCCCCGTCATCGGCGCTGCCGTGCTTGCTGGCTTTGACCGTGGTGCACTCCTCGTCGGCGATTTCCACAATCTCATCGGCCAGCAGGTCGGCCCGCTCTTGCCTCGCGCGCGCGTACATCTCGGAGCGTGACGAGTCGGCGTGGATAAATTCCAGCATCCCCGTGTACGAAAAGCCGTGCAGCTTGCAAAAGCCGTTCAGGTGTCCACCGGCACAGATGTGCGCCATGAACTCATCGAGCGCACCAGCACGGGCGAACCACTCCCTCTGGAGTGCTGCCTTCGTCTTTGGCTTGGGGGTGGATTTGCGAGCGGGCTTCTTTACCTTGGCCGTTGCAGCCTTGCCCGCTCTCTGTGTGGTGGTCACGTCTAGCGCCTGCGCTTCGTGCGCGTTGTTGATAACGGCGTTAGACCATCAGGACTTTTAGGATTGTCAAGCCCCCTACTGGCTACTGTTCCATGCCTTGGACTCTGGGCATGGCCTGCGCTCGGGTGGATGCATGCCGTGCAGCTCCCCCCAGCGTGCCCGGAACTCTGCCCATGGCAATACGTGGGATTCCCCCCAGGCTTTCACCTGCGCCTCCCAGTGGCGCCGCGCCATCGTCTTGTTCGACCTGGCAGCGGTCAGTATGCGCTCAATCATAGGTTGGCAATCCCTTCGGCCACAGGCCCATCATTTGAATCTTGCGGCGTGTGTCCGCCCCCCAAGCCTCGGCCACCAGGGCTGCAGCAGCCTTGGGGTAAAGCTCGTACTGATCGAACTTTGGATGGCACCCCTTCACCCCTGGGCGGTCACAGCACAGCGCGAAGCAGGTGCGGTCGTCGGTCTTGAGCCCCGCGCCCTTGCCGTGGTTCGCGTGGGCAGCCTGGCTGTACCCCACGATGCCGCACGCGCAGCATGGCAGGCTTGCCACGGCCCGGCGGTATCCCTCATGGCGCAAGAACTCGCCCTTACTGATCCGTGGCACGGTGGCACCGGCTGCGCTCGCATAGTTCGGGGCGCTGGCCAGGGGCTGGTGCACGGTCTTTGGCGCGGGGGCCCAGGCGGTTTGCCTGAATCCGCTGCGCTTCATAGCTCACCTTTCACCAGGCGCCGGGCATACCCCAGCTTCTGCATTACCACCATCACATTGCTCTTGTAGTTGTGGGCCAGCGTGCTTGCACCCGCCCCGCGCTTGTGGTCCAGGTACATGTTCATGATCCGCATCGGGGTCCAGTGGGAAAACGTGCCCTTGGCCTGCCGGTGCTGGTAGTACTTGTAGACCTGCTTGGCCCATGGGATGCTGATCTGGTACTCCTCGGCGATCTGGGCCCAGGTCATGCGCCGCTCAACGCAGCCGGCCAGCTCGTACAGCTGCGCGTCTGTCCATTCCTTCATTCGGCTCATTCCCCAAAGCTCCTCAGGACGGTTTCGATCATCTCGATGCGCTGCGCGGGCCCCAGGTGCTTCCACAGGGTTGCGCCGGCGTGCTCGGTGCGCAGGAAGTTGACGGCCTTCCCGTGGAACTCCTCCATGTCCCCCTGCTCCAGGTTCGCGTAGCTGATGGAGCGCGGCACCGGGATGACTCCACCCTTGGGCCCTGGATACCACTCGACAAAGCCTGCACCCACCTTCAACCAGGTGCGGAAGCTCTCGAAGTCCTCGAAGCGCTCCTGCGTCTCGAATACCGCCTGCTCCATGGCCATGTGCTTGCGGTGATACCAGCCCAGGCGCGGCTGAATGGTCTTGATTTCCACCATTTCGCCGGGCTCCAGGCGCATCAGGTTGTTCCAGAGCCGGCGCCACTGGCTGCGGCCGCGTTCGCCCAGGCCGTCCACGATGCCGAAGATGACCCGGCGCGCCACTGCGGCGTCCTGCTCGGTGATCTGCACAGCTTCCTGTCGAACAATCGTGATTTCAGGCATGTCAGCCCCCCTTCTGCATGGTCATTGCCTTAGACAGCGCGCGTCCTGCGCGGGCTAGCTCTTTTTTGGCGGTGGCCAGTTCGGCCCGTCGGTATTCCACCAACGCCGCGAGTGCCTCCTCGCGTGTGTCGTGTTTGCTGTGGTGCAGCGCAAAAAGCCCTGGGTTGCGCAGCTCGAACTTGTCCAGCTCCCGATGCGCAACCTTGTTCCAGTTTTTGCTGGCAAGCCAGACCTTAGGCATGTCGCACCTCCACCTTCACCATCCCGCCGATTTCCCCGGCTCGCTCAATGCCCAGGCTCCAATGCTTGTCATCCACCCCCAGCACGTCGGCCAGGCCATCGAGCCCGGACTTCATGCGCGCCAGGGCGTTGTCCAGGTCGAAGGCACGGCGCGTGGGTGGGTAGAACGTGAGGTGCACATGCAGCTTGGCTGCAGCCAGGCGGTGAACGCCTTGCACCTGCGCCTGCAGCGCGCATGCAGCGCGATAGGCCTTCTTGGCCTTGGCCAGGCGCGACCAGTGAACTCGAGCATTCGGGCTCAGATCCTTGGGCGGCCAGGGCAGCGTGACCCGGGCGATCACCACATCGGCTCCAGCTCCGCCGGCGGCGGCCGAAACCCCTTGGCCTTGAGCTGGGCGCGCACTGCCTCCCGCATCCCCGCCCAGGCCCCGGCCGCCTGCGCGTCGTTCTCCAGCTGGGCGGCCTGCTCCCTGCTGTAGTGCCACCAGCCCGGCGTCATCGCCAGCGTGACCAGCCAGTCCCTGGCCTTCTGAAATTCGTTGCATCCCTGCTCCCTCATGCGGCTTTGCGCTCGATTAATTGCGTAAAAATTCCGTTCGCTGCGTATTCGCGGCGATTGCGCCCGGAGCGGATCCCCTGCACGGCGGACTTGGTGAGGCCGAACCGCTCGGCGGCTTGCTTGTTGGTGCCCTCAAAGGCCCTGAGTTGCTTCACCACGTCGTCTGAAATGTGGGAGCGCTGCTTACGGCCGATGGCTTGCCGCATGCGAGTCAAAAGGCTCAGCTTCCTGCCCTTCTGCGACTGCCCGCGTTTGGACTTCTTGATGCAGGCGAAGGCCACGCATGCCGGATCCCCACATCGGGGCAGCAGCACATCCATGCGGGTCAGCTGCTTGCCTGTTGTCAGCTCCCACACCAGCCTGCGCACGGAGGTCTTTGGCTTCCCCCCGGGCACATAGGTGAGCGGACCTTGTCGACCATTCGTTGCGCCGGCCCAAAGCTGGCAGCCCGTTTCCCTGTCGATGCGGCATTTGCCGAGGATGTACGCGAGCTGCTCGTCGGCAGGCATTTGCCAGTCGGGCAGCGCGTAGCCGATCCATTCGCCGACCTTCAGCCGCTTAATCCGGCCTTCGCTCTCCAGCTCCTTGAGCGCTGGTGCAATGTGCCTGCGCCATGCAAAGCTCTGGGTGTCGCCGAGGGTTTGCGCCAGGACCAGGCCAGCCTGCACCCGCTGGAGGATTTCAGCTTTGGTCATGGCCGGCCTCCCGCTATCGCATCGACAACGACATTGCCGCGCGCAAAGCGCAAGTTCCCAACGCTGTTGCGTTCCAGGTAGCCATGGCGCAGCAGCCATTCGACGTGGTACTGCGCCGCGTTGGGCGAGCGAAAGCCAAAGTGCTGGGCAATCACCGCCATCGGCGGGGTCTGGTCGTTGTCCTTGAAAAAGCCGCGCATGAAGGTCAGCACCTCCAGCTGCCGGGCTGGAATCGTTTTCATGCCTGCAGCTCCTGTCCGGAAGCGTTGGCCAGCAAGTGCATGGCATGCGCTGGCAACGAAGAAATCAGGGTCTTGCCGCCGGCATTGCCGTTCTGCAGCACTGCGATGGCCTTTTCACGGACCCCTACCAGAGCGGGACGTGGGAGCTTCAGCCCATGGCTGGTGTACTCATGGTCTGGCGAGCGGTCGCCCGGCAGACGGCGCATGTACTCAAACTGGCCGCGCTCGGTGTATGCGCGGTGGGCCTCCTGGAAACGGTGCTGCAGGTAGGACAGCTCGGCCGTCTCCGTGCGGCACACTTTGGGCCAGCCGCCCAGGTCCTCAATTGCGGCATGGATCGCAGGGTCGTCAAACACCACGTCGGTGTATGCGCCGACCGAAGACATTGCGCCCAGCACCTTGCCCCAGGCCAGCGCAGCACGGTCTGTCGTGGTGCCCTGCAGAACCTTGATGATGTCGGCGACTCGGGGCGCGAACCGGCCGCGATCTGGATCCGTCGCATGCCGGCGCAGCGAAGAGCTGACCTGCTCCATCTCGAAGGTGTGCAGCGCCTCCCACCAGACGGTGAGCATGAACTCGCTGCAGTCTTTGCCGTAGTAGGCCATCACGTCGGTAAGGAGGTCGCGGAAGCCCTCCAGTTCGGATTCACGCATTTGCAGCACCTCCCATAGACCGGCCACCGCGCATCTTGTCGACCCAGGACTGGCCGACAGCGCGGTTACGTGCCTCCAGCGCTTCTTGCTTGTTCAGGGATGTAGCGGGGCCGTGGACCGCGCCTCGAAAGCTGGGCTTAGGTCCATCGCAGCGGCGGATCCAGTTGCGCCAGGTCGCAGCCCAGTCCATTTTTTTGGCATCGGCACCAGCCTTTGCGCGCCAGAAGTCAGCGAAGCAATCAGCCTCTCGGCGCACGTCCTCGGGCGTCATGTCGGGGCGCGCCTTCAGTGCCCAATCGCCCCATGCCTTGAGCAGGGTCCAGTCATCAGGCAAGCGGGTAGCGGTAGCCGTCTTTGGTTTTTTTTCCGGAGCCGCAGGCGCAGGGTCAGCAGCTGCGGGACCACCACCAACATCTGCTAGTTCTTTAACTACTTCTTCTTTATCTTTATCTATATCTGTATCTATATCTGTACGCGTGACATCGTGACCTGTCACGCGTGACTTATCCGTGACGCCTTCGGAGCCCGCACCAGTCTTAGCTTTGGCGCGCTGGCGGCGCTTGCGCTCGGCGGCGGTGGGGTCTGTGTCGCTGCGCATCTGGCGGGCGTTCCAGTTCAGCGGCTGCAGCGTCTCGCGCTCGACCAAACCGACCTCGGACAGGCGGCGCGCCACCTCTTCGAGCGTGCGGGTGTCGATGCCCATCTTTACGGCCACCTTGCGCAGCAGCAGCGGGCCGGCGTCGTCCAGCACGCCTTGCCCCTTGAGGCACAGCAAAGCCATGAAGTGCCAGCGGTCCTCAAAGGCCAGCAGGCGCAGCTTTTCGTCATCGATCATTTCCGTGTAGGCACGGAACCAGGGCAAAGGGGTGCTCATGCATTCCCCTTGAACTGTGCCGACACCCACACGATCGCATTGCGTCCGCCCAGGGTCTTGCGGCGCTGGCCGCTGTCCACCACCAGTCTCTCTTCCACCAGCTTCACGCGGCGCGGGCGCTGGGTGTTGGGGTCGAGCAGCAGCGTGCGCGCGCACTCTTCGTCGGTCATGCCATGCACGCCGGCCTTCTGGATGGCGTCCAGCACCTTGGCCTTGAAGGTGTGCGCGACATCAGCGATGGCCTCTGCCGCTGAGCGGGAGGTGTCGCTGTGTTTTTGGAACGGGGTTTCGATCATCGTTGGCCGCTCCCCTCACTGGTCTGGCGTTTGTCAGACAAAGAGAAGACCCGGCCGTATCGCTGTTGAATCAAACTGCGTACATGGTCAACACCACACACATCAACGGCGACGAGGAATTCGATGTACTCGGACTCGGACTGGAAGCCATCGTCGCTCCATTTACGGCGCGCAAGCTCTTTAAGGTCGTAGGAAACCCGGCCCTCGAACTTCTCCGTCTTCTTGCCGCCGATGAGGGAGCGAGAGAAAGGTATCGGGGTGAAATCGTCTGTCATAGCGTGATCCTTGTGGACAGCGCAGGCGTAGCCCGCCCTGCGTACAGGTTTGAATTCAGTGGAAATGCCGCCTCAATAAGCGGCGCCGCCCGCAGAGCGATGTCTCGGAGGATGCGAGCGACGGATAGGAGTGGGTGAGGCATAACGCCCTTGAGCAATCGCGCTCAGTCAGGCACTTGCTAGCTCGTGCTTGCTGGCCAGCTCAGGCCAAATGACATGCCATTTGTCCGGATAGAACATCTGTCGGGTCACACGGCCCTCCGTCAGTTGCTCGATCTGCGCGCAATAGATGGCATCCGGTGTTGTGCCTCGCTTGCGCCAATTGCTGATAACTGACTGGCCGACTCCGAGGAGCCGCGCCAGGTTGGATACCCCATCGAGCTGGAGGATTGCTTGGTCAAGTGCGTTCATAAGACAGAATTATCACTTCAGTGATGGATTAGGTCAACACCCAAGTGATTCACAAAAGTGATTAAATTCCGTACTATGGAAACCATCTCAGACCGCCTCCGCCGCCTTAGACTTGAGCGCAAGATGTCTCAAGCCAAGCTGGCCCAGGCAGCCAAAGTAAGCCAAGGCACTATCGGCAACATTGAAAGTGGCGTCCGTGGCTATGGCGAGAGCATCGTGGACATCGCAGCTGCTTTGGGGGTGACCCCGGAGTACCTTCGGTTGAAGAACGAAACTCCATCAATAACAACAACAGGCAAGTGGGACGGCAATGTGGTCGACGCGCCCACACCGCCGCTTATGAGGGAGTACCCTTTGATTTCGTATGTGCACGCCGGCGAGTTTGCAGAATGCATTGACACATTCCCACCCGGCGAAGCTGACTCCTACCACCTGAGCCCAAAGGACCTTGGACCTCGGGGCTACCTGCTGCGTGTCGAGGGTGATTCGATGACAGACCCCAACGGGGCTATCAGCTTCCCCAATGGGATGATGCTCCATGTGCATCCGGACATCGAGGCCGTACCAGGCAACTTCGTGATCGCCAAACGGCTGCAGGAGAACCAGGCTACCTTTAAGCAACTGGTGATGGTCGATGGTGAGCTGTACCTTCATGCGATCAATCCGAGCTGGCCAACGAAATACATCAAGCTGGTGGAAGGCGATGCGATCATTGGCAGGATCAAATTTGCTGGCTGGGATCTGTAGTCCCTTTAACTCCCATGACACGCCCGCTTCCTGCGGGCTTTTTGTTGCTTAAAAACACTGTTCATATCCACAGTGTTTTTTTATACTGTCTGTTCATACAGTACCACTGGAGCAATACATGGACAGCCCACTACATATCGATGTTCGTTTGCAAGACTGCCCTGCGGATCTCAAGCAGGAACTGAAGACCAAAGCAGAAGAGCGGTTCGCGCGCGAGCTTCGCAAGAACTTTCCCGATGACAAATCCTTGAAGCAAGCATTCAAGCTTTTCTCAGACGCTTCGGAGGGCGGCCTGCTCTCAAAGGCCGAAGAAAAGGTTGCAACCACCTGGACCAAGGCCTTTGACAAGGCCCGGCAAGCAGGTTTCAGAGACATCGCTGTTGAGGAGGCGTACTTTGAAGTTCGTGTTTCGCAATAAAAAATTTCGCCAGTGATAACTTTTCAATCACTTTAGTGTTGACAAGAATAATCACTTCTGTGATGATGCTCCCTAACGACGCAATCAATGCGTTGCAGGGGGCAGGATCACCACCCCCGAAGACCCCGGGGGGATCGCCCGGGCTTCTAAGAGACGGGCAAGAACCCGCAGGGGGGCGAAAGGATCACGCAGCTAAGGCTAGTAGGCTGGTGACAAACCAGATAGGACCGTGGATACGGGGAAACAAACGAACGAGATGGCAGCTGCGGCACCGGTCCCTGGGTGTGTACGGGGTGA